TCAATATAATGGACCATTTGGAAGCAATTGTCGAATTGAAGAACGTAATTCATCCAGAATTTATAGAAAGAATTATAAAACTAACAGACAAAAAAGCTAAAGACAATTTAACAACTGTGGGAGGAGTAGATAAAAAAGTTAGAAATGTTAAGGGCTATCATTTAAACTGTGATACTCCAACCAATACTTTTTACTGGGACTTTATAAAAAATGAAATTGAAAGATTATATGTTTTTTATAAAGGAAAATTTCCTAAAATGTTTAGCTCTAAAATAAATCAAATTGATCTTTTAAAATATTCACCTGGAGGTAAATACGATGTACATACCGATAATTTTACTATTACTCCAAGAACTCTAAGTATAATAATAAATTTAAATGACACTTATAAAGGAGGAGATTTAATATTTACCGATCAAAAAGAAAAAGAAATAAAAAGATTTAAATTATCAAAAGGGTCTATTGTATTTTTTCCAAGTAATTTTTTGTACGCTCATGGGATACAACCAATTACACAAGGAACAAGATATAGTATAGTGGCATGGCTACAATAAACTACAGTATTATAAAAAACTTTTTTTCAAAAAAAGAACTAGATCTTTTACAAAGATATTGTCGTAAGAGAATTAATAATTCAAAAAGTTATCAAATATTTAGTGATTCGTTTTCACCTTGTTGGGAGGATGATGCGTTAATGAATTCATTTTTAGAAACAAAACTTTCTTTTGTTGAAAAAGAATCTAACTTAAAATTATTTCCAACATACTCTTATTGGAGATACTATGTATTTGGCGCTACTTTACCCACACATACGGATAGACCCGCGTGTGAAATTTCTATTACAGCTTGTATAAAAAAATACGATAACTGGCTTTTAACAATTGAAGATTCTTCTTTTGAAATAGAAGAAGGAGATGCTTTATTATATGCAGGGTGTATTCAAAAACATGGAAGACCTGGTGTGTATAAAGGCGAAGGAATGGCTCAAGCTTTTTTTCATTATGTAGATCAAAACGGACCCTTTACTCATCATCAATATGATAATTACATGTTAGAAATGAAAAGAAAAGCTAGTGATAATGATTATAAAATTTTGGATAAATTAAATGAAAACTAATATTTATAAAAATTGGTTAGAAGAAGATTTGCATAAATATTTAGTAGAAATGTTTTTGCATAAAACTCCACATTTCTTTAATCAAAAATCTTATTCGCCAGAAGACGAGACTTGTTTTTATATTACGCTTTTTAATTCAGAAAACCCAATGATAGATTTTTTACAATCTAAGATTTCTAAAACTATTGGTAAAAAATTAATATTTCATAGGGTTTATATAAATGTTCAACATCCTAAAATGAATGGTAGCTTTCATGTTGATGAAGGGGATTTAACTTTTATATATATGATTAAAGGAGAAGGCGATCTTGAAATTAAAAATGAAAGTATTATAAAATTTGAAGAAAATAAATTAATAAGTTTTCACGCACATAAAGAACATAAAGCGTATGCTCCTCAACAAGGAGTAAGAATAACTTTAGCTTTTAAAACAAGTATAATGGAGGACATTAAATGATTGAAAAAAAAGTTAGTATAAATAATTTTATAGGGGTTTATGATAATTACATCACTCAAGAAGATTGTAATAAAGCAATTAAACTTTTTGATGATGAAAATGAATTTAATAAAACTGTAAATAGAATAGGTGCTGAAAATGTAAGCATTCTTATGAAACAAGATCAACAACTTTTTTGTGTGCCAGACAATATTAAAATTTGGTGGGAAAGATTAAAACCTCTTATGTACAATTTTGATATAGCTTGGAAACACTATAATGAAACCACTGGAGCACGAGCTGCTTTTGGAAATGTTGATTTATTTCGTACGAGTTTAAAAATTCAAAAAACTTTGCCTAGTGAAGGTTATCACGTATGGCATGTAGAGCACAATGAAGGATACGAAAATGAACCTAGGGCTTTTGTTTTTTCTGTTTATTTAAATGATGTAGAGGAAGGTGGAGAAACAGAGTTTCTTCATTTTTCAAAAAGAATAAAACCTAAAAAAGGTAGAATAGTTATTTGGCCTGCAAGCTTTCCATATGTTCATAGGGGTAATCCACCTATCTCTGGAGAAAAATATCTTTTAACTTCTTGGCTAGTATTTAGACCATGAACAAATACATAAAATGTATTAATTATTTAGTTAATAAAAAGACTCAAGAAATCTCTCATCATGATAAAAATCTTTTTCAACATTTAGTTAATGTTTATAACAAATTAAGAAAATGGAAATGTGAAGAAGATATATGTTATGCTGGTTTATTTCATTCTATTTATGGTAACGAATATTTTCAACAAGAAACAGAAAGTAATAGAGATGTAATAAAAGAATTAATTGGCGATAAAGCTGAAGGTTTAGTTCATTTATTTAATCAAAATAGAATTCAAAATAAAGATATTAGAATAATATCTTTGGCTAATCAATTAGATCATACCTTTATTAATGTTTTTGATAATTATTTAGATAAAGAACAAATCGATACAAACTATTTTTATTTTAGAGATATGGCACCTTGGAAATTTATAGGGTCGGCTAAAGATCCTACTAAATGGAGAAAGTTTAATTATTTTTTAAAATTTAAACATAAGATAGAAAGAGATTTAAAAAAAGAAACTGAAAATATATTAAGTAACATGAATATATTAGATTTATTGGAATTAGAAAGAGCGTATGCTAGTGCAAACCCTTATGGAACTGTACATGAATCTCATACAGATTGGGAAGAACACGTAAGTGGTATAACAATTATGTATTATTTAAACAATGCGTGGGATTTAAAATTTGCAGGCGAAACTGTTTTTTACGATAGTTGTAGTCAAGATATACTTAAAAGTATTATTCCTAAACCTGGAAGAGTAATTGCTTTTGATGGGAATATAGAGCATTGTGCTCGAGACGTAAGAAGAGATCTTAATGATTTAAGAATGGTTTTAACTTTTAAATATAAAATATCTATTGATTAAGATGAGTAAGATGTAGGTCTTGGACCTAATCTAGCTATTTTTTCATCAGTAGTTTCATCTCTCATGGTTTCTGAACCTACTGGATCCTCTACTAAATGATTACTTTCATCCCAATCAGTTTGTAGTTGAAGTAAATGAGCTTCGTCCCATTTATTAATAAATTGTTGAAAATCTAATCCCTCAGTTGCTAAAGAATTGTGAGGCGTGCTATCTCTATGTTCTACTTCATCGTTAACATTAGCAGCTCCTTTTTGAATAGCCCAAATATTTTGAAAAGCAGTAGTTGCCCAAAAAGCATCATCATCAATTACATACATAGCTCCCGCGCCATCACCAGAATGTTTCATGACTGTTTTATCTTCAAATACTACTGTCCATGCTGCGTTTGTTGTCATAATTCTCCTATGTTTTAATAATATATACTACAGTTAAATAAGGTTGTAACACCGAAGTTGCATCTCCTGTGAAAGTTGCACTCATATTGTGAGAGTGTCCACCACCACTTCCGTTGTTATTAATACGGCTATTGACAATAGCTAAACCACGTTGTCCAGGACCTTGTAAAGAAAAGTCATTAGCTTGTGATGGAGATGGGTATTTAAAGTTACCTGTGTGACTGTGCGATGCAAGTTGTGGAGTTGATAAGGTTGCATTTGCCGTTGACCCTCCAATATTTCCAGTTGATGTTACAGTATTTGCTCCGCCTGTGGAAGCTAAAGTTTTATTAGGTGATTTAGAAACCGCTACGTTGTCTTGTAAATCAGGTACGTTAAAAGTAGATGAACCATCTCCAGTTCCATAAGTTGTACTTACGACTGCGAATAATGCAGAGTAAGTTGATCTTGAAACTGCCTGTCCGTTACACTCTAAAAAACCAGTTGGAATTGATGAAGAAGACCACGGCACAATAGTTGCTGTAGGAATTCCTTCGATACCTGTAAGATTAGCTCCGTCGAAATCGTATTTTGTTGCTTCGTAATTTGACATATTATTTCTCCGTGTAAGTCCATCCTGTTGTAGCGTCTCCTGAGAATACTAATCCAAAAGCTGCACCTTGTGTGTTTACCACAAGATCCGATGCTGCGTTAGCTATATTAGAAGAGTTTCTTCCAACAGTCAATGCGTTAGTATTAAAGTCGTAACCTTGATCTACAAAATGAACTTCGTCTCCTGTAGCTGGCGACGCTGGAAGCGTGATTGTAACTGCTCCGCCATTTGTGTTTACTAAAAGTTTTGCACCAGCTTGAACTGTTTCAGCTGCTGAAACGGCTCTCCATTTTCTATATTCGTTTGCTTTAACAACGTTGGTGCCGTCTGAATATAGCGTATAACAATTTCCTTCACATAAAAGAACACCAGTACCTGATGAAGTTTTAAAAGTTAAAGTGTTTCCTGCATGGTCACAACCATCAATTACGGTATAAACTTTTTCTATCGAATCTGGAATAGTAACATTTAAATTAGAAGCTAATGTACCTGTTAATTTTATAACTTCATTTTTACCATTTGATACCGCACCGTTGGTAAAAGTAAGTGCTCTATTAGCATTAGTTACGTTAAACGTATCGTAACCACCAATTGCTTGTTCTAGAATTAATAAATTTGTATTTGTAATTTGTCCCCAAGTTCCTGAGTTTTCACCGGTT